GTATTTAACAATAACGACTCTTTTAACGATGTAATAACTACATTCTTTATTGGAAGATAAGCGTAATTATAATGAATCCCCTGGATACGCTTATCAATATGATTGGGGTCATCGACATCTTTTCCGAATTTTACCTGACCACTATTAATATCATCGGATAAAATATTTAGCTGATTAGAAAACGAAGTTTGTATCTGTTCAAATTTACTTTTAAATCTAGGGAACTTAGCTCCGGTTTTTGGACCCGTACCCATATTATTTATGTCCCTCTTTGCAGCGGCTATCATGAGCCGCCCCATGGTCTTATTATCGCTAAGTTTAGGGCCAAAAGTTGAAGCACGATCAAAATTCATCATTGTAGTGAAGAGTTCGTTACTACTTCTTATAAGAGCTTTTATTTTATGTTGGTGACCATTTGCTGCTGCTTTATGCCCCGACTCCATCCACTTGGACACACGGCCAATATGCCGATCAGGGACACCTGCTTCCGATAGCTCCGTGGTTAAAGAAGCAGGATCTTTATAATTAAATACTTTTTTCCCCTCTTCTTCTAATTTACTAAGTCGGGAATAATGGGCTATAACAGACGTCACATCTTCTCGTCTATTTTGGTCCCTTTTAGCAACCGCATACGGTTTAACTTGTTTTCCTTCTATAAGCTCAAGTTGAGTTCTATAGAACAAGTAATCACGGCCACCTTGGTCTTCATCTAAATTTTTTAATGCTAATAGCAGACCTACTTTAAAATCATGAATAGCTGCTTTTTTCTTCCTTTCCTCTGCCTTTCTATCATTTTCTGCTAACTTTTCCGTATGGTTCTGACTGGTACGAACGTCCGATTCAAGTTTTCTATGATGAGCTTCTTTTGTCTTATTTGCTGTTATTAACGATTCTTCGTAGTCAGGTGTTTGCACACCTACATATTCACCATGTTCTTTTGCTCGTTTGTTAAATTTAGCTATTTCCTCAATCTTTTCTTTGCCTGACAAAGAACTGATTTCATTGAACCGCTTAACTTGTTCTTTTCTATATTTAGTTACAGTTTCTTTTTGTTTAAAATCTTTACGCTTTTGTTTAAGTTGTTGGCTCTGAGAAATAGCGTTACTCAGCTCATTCTTTTCAAGGATCTTAGCTACCGCATAAGGGGGGACCTTAATTCCTAGCCCCTCCATAGTTTTTTTATGCTTGTCATAACCTTCTTTAGTCGTCGCACTAAGCAAGCCTGCCTGGGCAGTCTTTACGGTCCGTTGCTCTTGCCAATTTTTATCTTGTCTACCCCGAACAACTTCCTTCCTAGCTTCTTCAGTTTTAATCTTAACTTGTTTAGTAAGAACTTCCTGGGTTTCGTTAATATTTTTAGCTATTGCGACGTTATAAGGGTCAACTGTGATCCCTGCATTCTGTAACTTTATTTTGTTTGCCTTGTAACTATTTTCATTTTTTTCAGAAAGAGCGTTTACCAAACCTGCCTGAGCAGTCTTTAAGGCCTGTTGCTCTTGCCAATTTGTATCTTGTCTACCCCGAACAACTTTCTTCCTGCCTTCTTCTCGAATGGGGGCCTGCTCTTTTTTTGACTCTAAAAAGATACTCCTAGCATTAACACTTACATCTTCCTCATCAAGATCCTCTAACTTATTAAAAAAAGAAAAATAGGATTTATCTTTTAATAATTTATATCTTTCCTTCTCCTTCTCATTTAAAGTTCCATCAGAACTTTTTACAAAGAGAGTAAACGCCTCTTGTACTCGATCAGGAGTAACACTGTGAATATCATTAATAGTGGTGAGGTGTTCTTTTAGCTTCGCCCGATACACTGAAGTTATTGCTGCCTGAGAAGCATTCATTTCATTTTGATAATATTTAGTTTCTCGGAGTTTATCTAATAACATACGTTGCCCCTGCTCATCGAGTTGTTCACTCGGATCAAGGGCATTTTTTTGTTGGTACTCCCATAATAGCCGATCATGGACATCATCTTTATAGCGGTTTTCCTGCACAGACCAAGAATCGGCATCAGTTAAAGATATGTCTGATACATTACTTTTAAATTCTTTAACATTATTGATTTTTTTGGCCTCGATTAGATCAGGGAGTTTCTTATTCAAATAAAAAATACTTTTCCTATTCAACTCTTCTTTTACTTTAATGGATAATTGAATGCCGAGCTTGCCGTCACTACCTTTATAATAATCTTTTTCTGACTCATCTTTTAAGAACTGATCGGTAAGATCCTTCAACTCAAATGGATTTGCTTCTGAACCTGCTGACTGGAACATATCTTGCATTCTAGTCGTTGCTTGTCCGAGATCTATCTTCTCTTTCTCAGCTTTTTCTTCTTGGAGAAAAGACGCCACTGTAGGTAACATTTTGTTTGCAACCGTATCGAGCATGTTGCTCCAAGCTGCGTAGTAGTTACCTTCACTAGATATATTGCTAGATGCCCCTAGCGACTGTGCCCCAGCAGGTCTCAGTCTTTTCTGCGCTTTTCTTTTTGGTATATAAACCACAACAAACCCCTATCCATAAGCCTTTTTTAATTTCGTCCCACCAACATAACCTGAAACTCCTGAAGCTCCTGCTCCTAATAAAGTCGAAATAGGAAGCATACCTTGGGCCGAAGAAATGGCCGACTTCCTTCCGTAAATATCCTTAGTCCTCTCATAGCTCATTTCTCGTTCTCTTTCATACTGACGGTAAATTCTAGTCTCTTCTTCTTTGGCCTCTAATAAAGTTCTACTTAAAACAGTCGTAACAGAACCAGAGAGATCAAACCCTGATCTAGCATAGCCCACTTCTTGAAGCCCTAATAGTTCACTCGTTTCTTCTCGAAACAGATCAATCTCTTCATCTCTAGTTTCAAGTAAAAACTCACGCTGTTTCTCAAGATATTCTTCTTCTCTATCTAAAGCAGACCTATCTGCGTCTAGCTTCTGATTAGTAGCTATACCCTGAAAAACCGCTGAAGTTGCTGCGACCGCTGCTGCGGCTATAGGTGCCCATGCCATTACTTAAACCTCACATAAACAAATTGATCTTTACCTTTCTCACTATATTTCTTTAGTGTGGCCTCGTATTCAAACCCCAAGCATCTGGCCCACCGTTGGCCTTCATTAAAATCAACATCTACTAATAGCTGAAATCTTCTAAACGAGGATTTATCTATCAGCTTCTTGAGCATACCTAGGACGGCTTTATGAAAAGTTTTGTTATATTTTTTAATGTTAAGAACATCAGGAACTGCCATAAGTTCGCATACTCTAGCATTTAAATATCTACACCCTAGTATACCTAATATATTTGCCCCTTTAAAAACTGTGACAAATATAAATTCTTTGATGCCATGATTAGTTAGGATCGCAGCTTTGCTATCCTCGGGAGCGTTTATAAGATTGACATGATTCTGAGAGAAGCTAAAAATAGCATCAGTCATATGTCTGCCCCCTATGAACGATGGCCAACAGGTTCATGGGTAGCGGCTTATCTTGTTCTACTATTACCTGGAAGAATCGCTCATAATCACCAGGAAAATCGAGAAACTTATCACCAGTAAACAGCTCAAGATCGCTGCCCATTCCGTGTCCTGCTGGCCTAAATACAATCTCTTCAAGGTTATTTTCATTCGTAGCAATGCCGAATTTTCCGCCATACGTTCCTTGAAATCTGAGTACAATCGAATCATTCCTTTTAATGCTTCCTTGAGATGTTCCAAATTGTGCTCCTGCTTCAAGCTTCATTGTCTTAAGCTTAGACGTATACTTTAATCCTGCTATAACTTCCGCAACAGGTTCGTTCAATCGTAAGAACCCACCTTCATCAATACGAGTAGGAGCATTACTAGGATAGAACTCAAAGTGACCACTTGTGATCCCAGAAGTGGTTAAGTCTATGGCCGTTCCTGCTAAGGCATTCGCATAAGTTGTTGCTAGCTTAAAATAATCGTCGTCATGTCTTATAACATAGTAAGTAGTTCCTTCAGTTATTCCACCTATCGTAGCATTGGCAAAAGACTTATAATAAATCTCACTGCCTGTTACTAAGTAATGGGGTATAACTGTAGAAGCTGACCCTGAGTAAACTAAGTTTATTCGATCGTTACTAGCATTAACTTTATTATAAAGTACCGTCAGAGTTGGCGGTGTATGTCCATTCTGCTCATAGAAACCATCTGCTAATACCTCAACATCTTCTTCATCTAAATGTGAGAAGCCAGGGAAAATATAAGCCGAACTTGGTGTGATAGTATGGTTGCCTGAACCGCCAGATATAGTAATAGGAATATGATCAAAAGCATTCTTAGCTGTAGTCGCAAACTGTACGGTGTTCGCATCTTTTTTTATCAAGTAGTAATCGCCCTCGCCAGTAGTTAAAGCCGCAGATGTGGCGGCATCTGTTGGTAACGCTCCGGTAGTCGATAACGTGACCCCAGTACCAGTCCCTAACCCATGACCTGTAATAGCGGCAGCATCAGATGATACTGAAGTGAACACTTTCGTAAGTGTTGATATCTGTACTCGTTTAGACGAATCGCTGAACCAGGCCTGATCATCTTCACTGGTAGAACTATTGCTTAGTTTAGTATGAGAAAATTCTTCTCCCATCTTTTCTAAGTAATGTTCCGTTGCTCCGTCTATAGTTCTAGACAATGACAAATATAAGTCGTCATGAGTACCATTAGAATTAGGAATAACACTGATTGAGTTAACTTTAACAGTTGTTCCACCGAGTACATGTTTATGCCAAGCGATTGTTCCAGTATCATTATCTAGAGTTAAACCGATAAGAGCGTTCCTACTCGTTAAGCACCAAATAATCCCTGAAGAGGATTGATAGACAAACTGAACTATTTCGATTCCTGCACTAGCATCAGAACTATTGCCGTCAAACAAATGACTAACGATATGCTCAGCAGCAACTGACAGACTTCGAGATATATAAGAACCGTTGTCATTGTTATATTTAAACTCTCTTAGGCGTTTTCCATCCCTCGATACAAATATAGTAGACTGGTCTACCTTTCTAATAGGAATAGGTGATCCGCCATGACTTGTCTGGGATTTAATAAAAGGAGGAGTTATTGCCGATATAGCATTGTCTCCACCTGTAACTATATACTCAGTTCCAAGTGTTCCTACTTCTAAATGTGTATGTGGTGCTAACCATGTTATCTCGTTTACTTCTTGAGAAGCAATTGTAAATTGAAACGGATCTGTCGCTACTGCCGTCCCTGTATATTCTGTGTCTGTTCCTAATGTAGTAGCAGAAATACGCTCCTCTAAAAAGTGGAAGAAGTTCCCAGTCATTGACCCGAAGAGAGTATCAGGATTAAGAATAGTACCGCCATAGATAAGTCTTTGTTCAAAAATCGAGATAGTCCTAGGAAAACCACGGTAGTTATTAAAGCCGCTTTCATGCCAGTTATCCGAATTAAAATTATGGGTACTTGTAGTGCTGCTCGAATCTGTTGACGTTACTGTAGAAACAAACTTAGGGGTTATCGTTGTGCCTGTAGAATTAGTCACAGTTAAAACTGTTGTTGCCCTAGCATTGGCCAGAGTCGTCGCAAGTTTTATATCATTCGCACCTATTTTTATAATATAGTAATCCGTATCAACAACTAGAGGATTCGGAGCTGCCGGAAGTGTCCCCGATACCCTAACAACATCACCTGTATTTAATCCATGAGCAGTTGATGCCATTTGGTTAGAAGAAAAATTTCCTGTAAATGCTTCTGGGATACCATCCCAATTAATCTTGAAACATTCGTCAGTCGTACCATTTGTTATAATAAAATAAGCACCGTGATGCCCGTTAATAACATCAGCAGAAAAGAAAGGTACATGAACACCGCCACCCGTAGTCGTTCTCATCGACAAAGCAACAGCAGCTCCTGACCCACTACCGACCGTAATATGTTTACCACTATCTGTATTCGCATTTAGATAAGGAGTGAACATTGTTTTCTTAGGTCCGGTAGTCCAGAAATAATCTTCTATATTAGAAATATAAAACTTATCTAATGCTATTCTAGCGATTACTAACGGCTTCATTCTTCCCGTATTATGGGTAATAAAAAGAGTGTCAGCACTTTGGACATAAACAAAATTATTAATTTCAGTTGTTAAGTTCTCTAGCCCTGTTCCCAAAGAAGTCACAGAAGAGGAACTGTTCCCAGCAATAGTGATATCCTTATGCGTGGCATACGCACCAGGGTCATCTAAAGTTGTTGTTATATTAACTAATACGCCTGAAGAACTATAGACCTTAAAACGTAACGTATCCCCGGTTGAGGCTACTGTCTTTGCTTCTATAGCGATATTATAAGATTCTTTTTTACTAAAGATAAAAGGGACAAGCCCAACATAGCTAGTGTCTGCTACGGGAGAAAGATCGGCAATATAGCGAGAACCCATTCTCCTCGAAACACCGCCTTGCCTAAACGTAATAAAATTCTCTAAGGTACTAACGCCTCTAGCATACTCTTCCAGGTCAGTTCTTCCATCGAGTCTTGGATGAAGCTCACCACTAGTAAAGCTATTTTGTACGTACCTATATTTCATAATCTGGCCTCAAGGAAACTGTCGTCAATTAAATCTGGGGGAGTTCCTTCTTGAGCATCAATGCTTCTAGCTAGTGCCAGGTGTCTACTATACTCACCTAGAAGATTCTGGGATAAAGTAGATGACTGGACTAAACTATAAGCGAGGTCTACTGCTAACCTTAATGCTAACCCTTCAATAAAAATACTATCGAACTCAGCAGGAGCTGTGATCCTTTTAAGATATCTAGCTTTTATTGTTGCACTATCACTGAGAATCTTATTCCCCTCTTGCTTCCACTCTATAGTATTATCATGTAAAGATAATATCCTTAAGCAATCGGAAGGAATAGCATACTCAT